ATCAGGTTCAAGCAAAGAAGTTATTTCAGCTAATGTAGCTGAATTGATTAAAGCTGGTCATAAACGTGACCAAGCTGTTGCTATTGCATATCAAAATGCCAAAAAATCTCATGCGGCAGATGATGCAGACAACGACCACGAAAGAGATTTAACTGAACAACCTGATTCTAAGATTGCATCTTTTATTGTATATACTGATGATGATAAAATTTTATGGATGCGAAGAACAAAAGATAATTCATGGGATTTCCCCGGTGGTCATGTAGAAGAAGGCGAATCTCCAATAGAAGGTGCTATTCGTGAATCTCGTGAAGAATGTGGACACGTTCCAGCAACGGGATTACATCTTATCTATGATGAAGGTAAAGTAAATCTATTCGGGTGTAATGATGGCGAGTTTACACCTGATTTAAATGAGGAGCATGATGCTTTTGTATGGGCAACCATAGAAAATGCACCTGACCCAATATTTCACAAAGTTTCGAAAGATGCGGAAGAAATTGCGGAAAAAGCTGAATCGCACGCTAGTGCAATGGATAAAAGAGAATATGATACAAATGGATGGTTTGAAGTTAAAGATAACCCATTATCCAAAGTAGGTGTATTTCCATATTCAGGTCGTTCAATTTCACCTGATTGTGATGCTGACAGAATTTATAATGTTTACAGACCAGCCGAAGAATTATCAACAGAAGATTGTATTGATTCATTCAAATTATTACCGTGGATTGATAATCATGTAATGTTAGGTAGTGAGGATGAAGGTTTAACTCCTGCTGAAGACAAAGGAATTCAAGGTGTAATCGGAGAAGATGTTTTCTTTGATGGCGAGTATTTAAAAGGTAATATTAAAGTATTTTCCGAAGCAATGACTAATCTCATTGCTAACGGTAAAAAAGAATTGTCCTGCGGTTATCGTTGTAAATATGAATATGCTCCTGCAAGTTTCAATGGCGAAGCGTATGATTACATACAACGTGAAATTCGTGGCAATCATCTAGCCTTAGTCGAGAAAGGTCGCATGGGTTCGGATGTAGCAGTTTTAGACCATTTCACTTTTACAGTAGATAACAAGGAGCTTTTCATGGCTGAAGAAAATAAAGAAGTAGGTGGCGAGAAACCTGCTATGTCTTTAGAGGATGTTCATTCATTCGTTAAAGATGTGATGCCGAAATTGGCAAAAATTCAAGAATTATTAGAAATGCACAAAGGCGGCGGCGAAGAAGAAGCGGTTGCTGATGATGAAGATATGGAAAAACCTGACGGTGATGAAGACAAACCGGGCGAAGTTAAAGATGAAGAATCTGACCCAATCGTTCAAGGCGGAGCTAAATCAGAACCAAAAGAAGGTGAACGTGGTGCTGGTATGGATGCGGCGGCTATTATCAAACGAGTTCATAAAGACTTAGCTGATAAAACAAAACTATATGACAAACTATCAAAACATATCGGCGCATTTGACCACGCTGAAATGGATTTAAACACGATGGCTAAGTATGGTATTAAGAAACTTGGTTTAGATGCTCCTAAAGATGCTCGTGTAACATTCTTGGGTGCTTATCTCGAAGGTAAAGGCGCATCTAGCGTAGCTCACGGTATGGATAATGCTGTTAGTTTCCGCAAAGGTAATTTTGTTCAACGTTTCTTAGAAAAAGGTAAATAATCATGACTACTGCTAGTTTTCAAGCTACTGTCAATATTAATCTTGGTTTCGGTATTCCGGGCGAGTTAATTGTAGATGGTCCACAACGTGTTGATTCATTAACACTAGATGTAAATGGGGGTACTATTGGTTTAGCTTTTACTAAATCTAATACTACTAACGTAGCTTCACAAGGGGGTACTGTTGGTACAGGCGTTCTTTTTGCTGGTATCTTAGTTAATCCTAAAGTATATGCTTCTTATGGTGCTGTTGGTGGCAATCCACTTGACCCTACATTGTTCTTACCTGCTTACAATCAAGGTGAGTTCTTAACAATGGGTACTATCTGCGTTACTGTTGTTGGTGCGTGTAATATTGGTGACTTGGTTCAATACAACACCACTACTGGCGTTCTTTCAACTGTAGCACCGGGTGCTTCTGCAACTACTGGTAATGCGTTAATTCCAAATTGCGTAGTGTGGAATTATCCACAAACTGCAACTGGTTTAACAGCTATCCGTATTACTGACTAAGGATATAAATTATGAAATCGCTAGAAAAAAGTTATATCGGTCCACGTAATGTGGGTGCGGTATCAATGGATGCTAAAGACGTAGCTGATTTTTCAGCTTTAAGTCAAATTGGTATTAATTTTACTGACCGCCAAGTGAAAACTATGGCTAACTGGGCAATGGATAGCGGCAATCAAGCTGATGTTACTAGCCCATCAATGACTACTCCAGTTCAGTTCCTACAAAATTGGTTACCGGGCTTTGTTAAAGTAATTACAGCCGCTCGTAAAATCGATGACTTAGTTGGTATTACTACAACAGGTTCATGGGAAGATGAAGAAATCGTACAAGGTATCTTAGAGCCAATTGGTAATGCGTTACCATACGGCGATTATACTAATGTACCTTTAGCTTCATGGAACACTAACTTTGTACGCCGTACTGTTATTCGTTTCGAAAAAGGTATCAAAGTTGGTTCATTAGAAGAAGCTCGTGCGGCTCGTATTCGTATCAGCACTTCTGCTGAAAAACGTGCTTCTGCGGCTCTATCATTGGAAATCCAACGTAACCTTATCGGTTTTAATGGCTACAATGGTGGTAACAATCTAACTTATGGTTTCTTGAATGACCCATCATTACCTGCTTACGTTACTGTAGCGGCTACTGGTACAGGTAGCTCAACTTTATGGGCTAACAAATCATTCTTGCAAATCGTAGCTGACATTCGTGTTGCGGCGGCTCAATTGCAAACTCAATCTCAAGATACTATTAATCCTGAAGATGCAGAGCTTACATTAGCGTTGCCTACTGATGCTTACCAATACTTGTCAGTAACTTCTGACTTTGGTATTTCAGTACGTGATTGGTTGAACAAAACTTACGCAAAATTGCGTGTAATTTCTGCTCCTCAATTGAACTATGCTAATGGTGGTGCTAACGTGTTCTATCTTTATGCTGAATCAGTAGAAGATGGTGCAAGTGATGACAGCCGTACATGGGTACAAGTTGTTCCTGCTAAGTTCCAAGCATTAGGCGTTGAAAAACAAGCTAAAGCATACGTTGAAGATTATTCAAACGCTACTGCTGGTGTTATGCTTAAACGCCCATACGCTGTTGTACGTTATAGCGGCATCTAAAAATATAGTTTAATAGATTGTATTTTTTATATGATGTAAGATAGAAGGGCGAGGGAAACCTCGCTCTCTATTCACTCAAGGAGTTTTAAAAATGGCTAAAGTCCATGTATTTTCTACCCTAGCTAATGACCAGCTTTATCAAAACTGGTTACAAGGCGGTAACGATATGCCTATCAAAGATGTAGGTGTTCTTATTAAAGGTGGTACAGGCGTTGCTAATGACCGTTTAATCACGCCAATTGGTGTTGCAACCGAAATTGACGATGCTGATTACGAAGCATTAAAAAAGAATCCAGTTTTCCTGAAACATGAAAAAGATGGCTTTTTATCTGTTCGCACGAAAACAACAGCAGTAGAAAAAGTAGTTCCTGATATGAATTTAAAAGATAAGTCTGCACCTTTGACAGCATCAGATTATGCCAAAGATGAAGATGCACCTAAACTTAATTAAGAGCTAATTATGACTTCTCTAGTTCCTGCCTACAATGATGCTAACTTTAGATTACAGTTTCCAGCTTTTGCTGATGTGACTGATTATCCAACAGCGCAACTTGATGGGTGGTGGACTATGGGAACATCATATATAAATCCTGATAATAATTATCCATATAATTTTAAAACAAAACAGCTTCAATTAGCGTTAGATTTAATGTGCGCTCATTTAGCTCAATCATTCACAATGATTACTGCTGGCATACCAACAGTAGTTGTTCAAGGTACTGCTGAAGGTACTGTTAATGTTTCACTTACTCCACCACCTGTTAAGACCTCTTTTGGTTGGTGGTTGGCTACTACCCCATATGGCAGTCAATTACGTGCGCTATTACGTGCTGTAGCAAACGTAGGACTATATATTGGTGGTAGCCCTGAAAATTCAGCTTTTAGAAAAGCTGGTGGTATATTTTGACCGCCTTAAATCTTGATAAGATTAAAGCCACACTAGAACGTGCGCCTAAAGAATTTCAAGGCTTAGTTGCTCAAGTAGGATTTCCGTCAGGTGGTCAATATGAAGATGGTACTCCAATTGCTTCAGTTGCCGCACAAAATGAATTTGGCGCACCTGCTAAGAAAATTCCGCCTAGACCATTTATGCGCCCTACTATCAAAGAAAATAAAGATGAATGGGTAGCCATATTAAGTAAAGGCGTAGCTTCAGTAGTAGCTGGTAAGAATAATGCTTTTGATGTATTAAATGCAGTTGGTATATTAGCCGCCGCAGATATGAAAGCAAAAATAGCTACTATCTATTCACCTGCTTTAGCTCCAATGACATTAGCATTAAGGCGTGAACGTGGGAATGGTTCTACAAAGCCATTAGTTGATACAGGTGTTATGCTGGCATATCTACAAAATAGCGTAGCTAAAGAAGGCTCAGAGTTTATAGCTAAAGGTTAATGATGAAATTACGCTCATTAGTTAATGGTTACACTCAACTTACTAATCCAAATATTTTAATTAATTGGATTCAATCTACAGGCTATATTACTGATAGTGCAGGTAAAAGAACTCCTACAACTTTAACATTATCCGTTAGAGCGCAAATACAAGCTCTAAGCACGACAGATTTACAGCATACTGATGGCTTGAATATAACTGGCGTAATGCGTTCAGTTTATATGTATGGTAATGCGGCTGGTGTTGTTCGTGCTGATAACATTGGTGGAGATATTTTAATATTTCCTGAAATACCTAATGGAAGTAATCGTAATTGGCTAATTACACAAGTTTGCGAAACTTGGAGCGATTGGTGTCATGTTATAGTGACATTACAACAGGATTAATTATGGCAGTTACCATTGATATTATTGACCAAGATATTTTTAAAGCTCTAGTAGTTTTCTTTAGGACTTTTTTACCTATTGGAACTGAAGTAGTACAAGCTCAAGATAATTTTGTTGCAATGCCGAAAGGTGGATTTGTTGCAATGAATAATACTGGAATGAATAGATTATCTTTTAATGTAGATACTTATAATTCTGCATTACAACAAAAATCTATTCTGACTCCAACAAGATATGTTGTTCAGCTTGATTTTTATGGTCCATTATCACAAATATGGGCTATGGAAACTCAGGCTTTATTTCGTGATGAATATGCAACGGATTTATTTCCTGCAAATATTCAGCCTTTATATGCTGATGACCCAGTTCAATTGCCTTTAATTGATGGAGAACAGCAATATGAGCAAAGATGGAAGTTAGAAGGTAATTTGCAATATAATCCAACATTAACCACATCTCAACAATCAATGTTAGATGTTGTAGTGGGTCTAGCACCAATAGACCAAACATTTCAACCATAGGAGATTTTTATGAGTACTATTCCTTTTTCACAAGTAGTAAATGTAGTTCCGTCAGTTTTGTCTGCTGGTGGTATTGCCGTTGATTTAAACGGATTGATGCTCACACAAAATGCCTATGCTCCTGCTGGAACAATTTTACAATTTGCAACTGCCAATGATGTATCAACTTATTTTGGCGCAACTTCTACAGAAGCGTCATTAGCTACAATTTATTTTAATGGTTATAGCATTGGTACTCAATTGCCGGGTGCTTTATTTATTGCTAACTATGCAGAAACAGCAACAGCGGCATGGGTTCGTGGTGGCAACTTATCTTCAATGACTTTAGGTCAATTGCAAGCTCTAGGTACTGGTACTTTAGCTTTTACCATTAATGGCACTCTTATCACTTCAGGTTCAATCAGTTTAGCCGCAGTTACAAGTTTTAGCCAAGCGGCAACAGTTATTCAAGCGGCATTTACTTCACCACCATTTACAGTTACTTATGATTCTGTACCAAGTGCATTTATATTCACTACTACACTTACAGGAACAGCGGCTACGGTTAGTTTTGCAACAACTGGTGCTATGGCAACAGGCTTAATGCTAACGCAAGCTACAGGTACAGTATTATCGCAAGGTCAAGCGGCGGCAGTTCCAGCTACTTACATGAATAGCATTATTAACCAAAATCAAAACTGGGCTACATTCTTCACAGTATGGGAATCAGTCATTGCTGAAAAAGAAGCATTTGCTACTTGGTCTAATTCTGTTTCACCTCGTTATTTGTATATCTGCCAAGATTCTGATATTAACGTATTAAATTCTGCTTCTACTAACACCTTTGGTGATTGGTTACAAGTTGGTCAAGTTGTTGGTACATTGCCAATTTACGGCAACAATACACTTTCAGCATTTGCGGCTGGTTTTGCGGCTTCATTAGACTTTACTCGCTTGAATGGTCGTGCAACATTAGACTTTAAAGAGCAGTCAGGTTTAGTAGCTTCAGTAACAACTGCTTCAAATTATGCTGGTGTAGTTGCTAATGGTTATAATTGCTACGGTGCTTATGGTTCTAATAATCCTGCTAATAACGCTTCTTGGTTTACACCGGGTTCTGTTTCAGGCAAATGGTTATGGGCTGATACTTACTTGAATCAAATTTGGTTAAATGCTAATTTACAATTAGCTTTAGTTACATTGCTTCAACAAGTTGGTTCTATTCCATACAATACGCAAGGTTATTCATTAATCAATGCGGCTTGTTTAGACCCAATCAATGCGGCAATTAATTTCGGTGCAATTCGTAAAGGTATTCAATTATCTGCGGCTCAAGCGGCTGAAGTTCAATATGCTTTAGGTTATAACGCCGCTCCAGTAATTGCTTCTCAAGGTTATGTATTGCAAATCTCACCAGCAACTGCTGTAACTCGTGCGGCTCGTCAATCTCCACCTATTACTTTGTATTATCAAGATGGTGAAAGCGTACAACAAATTACTCTTGCATCTATCGTTATTCAATAAGGGATAAATCATGGCAACAATAACCTCAGCAAATTCAGTATTAACACTTAGCATAGAAGGTCTATATGCCCCGATTAACATTCAAGGCTATGCCGTTGATGATGCTTTTGAAAGTGAGTCTGTTCAACAATCAGAAGTTTTAATGGGTGTTGATGGCAATCTTTCAGGTGGTAAAGTGTGGATTCCATATAAAATGACCATTCATCTTCAAGCTGATAGTCCTAGTGTTGAAGTATTTGATAATTGGCGTTCTAACCAAGATGCTTTTGTAGATGTATTTGTAGCTAATGGTACAATTATTTTACCATCTACAGGAATATCTTATGCCCTTTATAATGGCTATTTAACTGCGGCAACTCCATTTCCTGCCGTTAAAAAGACTTTGCAACCAGTAGTATATGAAATCACTTGGCAAACAATTACAAGTTCACAAACTGGAGTATAAAATAAATGGCTAGAAAAGAAACGACATTCGTAGCTGAAACTGGTAGAGATTTAGGTAAACAGTTTTTAATTACAGAAATGCCTGCTTCTCAGGCTGAAAACTGGGCTTTTCAGGTTATCTTAGCTGTCGGCAATGCTGGCATTGAGATACCTGAAGGTTTAGCTTCTCAGGGTATGTCAGGTTTAATGGCAATAGGATATATGAATTTACTCAAGATTCCATTTGATGCGGCAAAACCGCTTTTAGATGAAATGATGAATTGCGTTCAAATTATTCCTTCAGCTAATATTAAACGTAAATTAGTCGAAGAAGATATTGAAGAAGTTGGAACTCGCTTACAATTAAGAAAAGCTACATGGAATTTACACATGGATTTTTTTTTAAACGAAAGCAAATCGACTTCGGAATCAGAAGCGCAGGAAACAATGCAAGAAAGCTCATTGAGTATCAAGCCACTACGCAAGCGATAGCAACTGTTGTATCTTCTAAATTAGCTACACTACATGAACTCGACACTATTTATGGTGTTGAGGATATGTGGATATTGTTAGAAATAAATGCCGTAGATAGACACAACGCTTATTTAATGAGCCAGACTAAATAAAAAGGATATATTTTGGCTACAATTATCGACAGTTTACTAATAGAATTAGGGCTTGACTCATCTAAATTCGATAAAGCGCAAAAAAAATCCATAGATGAATTACGGAAATTTGATGAAGCCAATCAGAAAACTTCAAAGAATACTCAACGCAGTTCAAAAGAAACAGCTCTAGGTTTCGAAAAATCTCGTGATGCTTTAATTTCATTCGGTGGGGCTTTTTTAGGCTTAGCTGGGATGAAGGAATTTGTAACAACAGTCACAGCTTCTAACGCTTCATTAAGCCGTCAATCTAATCTATTAGGAATTTCAGCCGCAAAACTCCAAGCATGGGGTGGAGTTGCTGAAGGATTTGGTGGTAGTGCGGCTTCCTTACAATCAACATTTCAAAATATAGAAAGTAGTATTGCTAAATTTTCAATGGGCATGGGTGGTGAAAACGTAAAATTAGGGTTAGGCTATTTACGTTTAGAAGATAAAGATGCCACAAATATAGTTAAAATCTCAAATGCTTTAAAAGAGTTTAAATCAGCACATACAATACAAGAAACCAAAAACATTGCTGACTTATTGGGCTTTGATACAGATGGCTATAATATGCTATTGGCTGGTGGTCCAGCATTACAAAAATTATTTGATGAATATGTTAAATTAAATCATCTTACTCCTTCATTAAGCGAAAATTCTAAAATATTTCAAGAAAAAACTGCGAAATTAATTCAATCATTAACTGGGTTAAAAAACGAAGGATTAGATAGATTATTGCCTTCATTAAATAATCTATCTAGTTATTTAACTACTAATATTGAAAAATTCTCAGATTGGGATAATTCTGTTAATGGCATTGGAACTAAAGCAATTGCCGCTACTGGTGGATTGCTTGCTTTAAGTGGAATTATAAAAACATTAGGAATTGTCTTTTCAGCCGCAAGTGGATTAATAGTAACATCATTAGAAGTTATCGGAGTGTCATTAAGTGGTGTTCTAGGTATTATATTAGCCATACCTGCCGCAGTTGCATTAATGGCGGTTGCGCTTAATAAATTTGGCGGCAATGGTGAACACAAAGAAGGGGAAATCGACCCTGTTACTGGGAAAATGTGGCATATACAAGCACGTAAAACAGGGAAAGGTTCTGAGTGGGCATTACAAGATAATCCTAATGGCAATCATCCTACAAAGAAATGGGTAGGTGGTAAAACTAGAGGAAGTGGCGGTCATTGGGAAAATGTCACTTCTACTTTGTCATTTGCGGATTTAGAAAAACAATATGGATTACCTGCTGGAATGTTAAGCAAAATAATGCAAATTGAATCACATGGCAATCCAAATGCTGTTAATCCCAAAAGTGGTGCAATGGGGGCATTTCAATTTATGCCTGATACTGCAAAACAATATGGCGTTACAAATCCTTTTGATAAAAATCAATCTGCAACTGGAGCGGCTAAATTTTTATCTGATTTAAGTAACCATTATAACGGTGATGTTGATAAAATGTTGGCTGGTTATAATTGGGGAATGAGTAATGTAGATAAAAAAGGAATGGGAAGTCTTCCACCTGAAACTACTGATTACTTGTCAAAATATCATACAATGACGGGAACAAATGCAACTGCGCCAATGTCTGCAAATAATTCTTCATCATCTACTATTCATACGACCATTAATGAATTAAATGTATATTCTGCGGCTCAAGATGCGACAGGGATAATTACTGATATTAAGAAAACATTACAAGACCAAGCCTTAATTGGTTATGGCGTAGGGGGAGCTATATAATGCCTTTAATTCCATATCCTAACATTCCTAATTTGCCGGGTGTTCCGCCAATCCCACGTTCACCCAATTCATTTCCTATTGCAAGTGTTTCTCAATCAAACCCAATATTAACAAAAATTACAGGTGCTAAATGGGGATTTGTTGGAGCTACAGGTCAAAGTATTATCACGCCTGATTCATTTATTGATTTTGAATATAGAGAAGAACGCAAAATACCAACCTATCCAATTGAAGGGGGAAGTTTTGCAAGCTATAACAAAGTTGCTATGCCATTTGATGTTAGAGTGACTATTTCATGTAATGGTAAAGGGGCTATGACTAAAGAGAATTTTCTTAGTACTATAGAACAATTAATGAACTCTCTAACACTAATTAATGTAATTACTCCAAACTTTACTTATCAGAATTGTAATTTAGTTCATGTAGATTATCGTAGAGAAGCCAAACAAGGTGTTTCTTTAATTATTGCTCAATTATGGTTTCAACAAGTTATAATTGCTCAACAAGCAACTCCAACGACTACTGAACCTAGTGGGGCTTCTACTTACATTAATGGGCAAGTATCTCCACTTAATCCGCCTGTTGTAATTCCATCAATTTTAGTTTCTACATGAGAATAAAATGATACAAATAATTCCTGTTAATTCTATTGCCTCACAATCATTTAATGTTCAATTAGGAACACAAAATTGTGTTATTAATTTATATCAAAAAAATACAGGTTTATTTTTTGACTTAAATCTTAATGGAACTCAAATTGTAAATTCAATGATTTGTTTAAATCTAGTTGGATTAGTTAGAGAGTCTTATTTAGGATTTACTGGTCAATTATTTTTCTTTGATACTTCAGGTCAAACTGACCCTGTTTATACAGGATTAAATTCTAAATATTTATTGGTTTACGAAGTATGAGTTTTGCTATTAGACAAATAAATTTACAATTCTCTGGGGCAACAACTGGAGATGTAAATTTACAAGGGTTAAAATGTCAAGCAGTTATCAGCAATCCGGGTGGAACAAATTCTATCGGTCAATTGCAACTTAAAGTCTATGGTATGACTTTAGAGCAAATGAATCAATATTCCAGTGCAGGTGCGAATTTAGTATCGGTGAATAATTTTAGCATAACTGTAGTTGTTGGAAATCAAGGTAAGCCTTTAATACAAGTTTTTTCAGGACACATTCAATCAAGTTTTATTGATTTTTCTGCTATTCCTGAAGTTTGTTTTGTTGTAACTGCCGCTTCAGGATACTATGAAAAATCAACGAGCGTAGCTCCTAACAGTTACAACGGGTCAAAAAATGCTGAAGATATTATTGCCTCATTAACTGCATCAATGGGGAGTAATTGGTCATTCAAAAATTTTAACAATAATGCTCATGCAATTATTACCAACCAGTATTTAAGTGGTTCTATTATTGACCAAATTAAAACTGTAGCTAAAGCCGCTTGTTTTCCATATAAAATAGAAAATAATACTGTATCCATTTGGTCTAATGATGGGAATATAGATGATGTGATTATTGATATAAGTCCTCAAACTGGATTAGTTGGGTATCCTGTTTATTGGGCGCAAGGTTTTTTTATTAAGACTGAATTTAATGAAGCGTTATCAAATGGAAGAAAAGTGAATTTAACATCATCCATTATTAAAGCAAATGGGGAATGGGATGCTCATGTTGTTACACATGAATTAAGTACACTAACAATAGACGGGGCTTGGTTTACAAGTGTTAGATTAAATAGGCGTTCTCAAGGTCAAGGTTCATATTATGTCACAGCAAACTAATATAATTAATAATCTAGTCCCTGCTGATAATTCTTCCGATATTGGTAGATTAAATTTTATTATGACAGCCGCCATGTCGGGATTAAGAACTGCTATGCCTGTAATAGTTCAAGCAGTTACTAATTCAGGGGGAGTTTCACCTATTGGATATGTAAATGTACAACCATTAGTTAGTGGCATGGATGGCAATAAAAATTTAATGCCACATGGAATAATTTATAATGTTCCTTATATGAGAATACAGGGCGGTAGTAATGGGATTATTCTTGACCCTGTAGTGGGTGATATTGGGATTGCGACTGTTTGCGATAGGGATATTTCCACAGTTAAAAATGCAAAAAAAGTATCTGCTCCCGGTTCTACTCGTAAAAATGATATGTCAGATATGGTTTATCTTATGACAATCATTGGTTCAGCTCCCACACAATATGTTCAATTTAATAGTTCAGGCATAACAATTACCTCTCCAGTAAATGTAACTGTAAATGCTCCAACTGCAATCGTAAATTCTTCTACAAGTGTTACAATGAATACGCCAATTTTAAAAGTGAGTGGTGATATTATAGATAATTCAGCTACTAATACTCATTCAATGGCTCAGATGCGGTCTATTTATAATAGTCATACACATTCTGACCCACAAGGCGGTAATACTGGTACTCCAAGTAGTCCGATGTAATAAAGGTTAAAAATGACAATAATTCAAAACTCATTATTACTAGACCAATCCGCATGGGACCTTGTATTAGATATAAATGGAAATATTGCATTAGCTGATGCGCCTTATTCTATTGCTCAAGATGTAGCTTCAGCTACTAGAACATTTTTAGGTGAATGTTGG